TTACGCATCAACGCCGAGCTCCTTCAGATACTCGGCCATCTTCGCCCGCACTTCGGCCAGTTCGGCTTCGATCCGCAGGATGTCCTTCTGCACGGCGGCGACGTCGATCTCTTCCTCGGGTTCGAAGGTGTCGACGTAGCGGGGGATGTTGAGGTTGTAGCCGTTCTCGGCGATCTCCTCGGGGCTGGCCCGATGCGAATACCGCTCGACCTCGGCGCGGGCGCTGTAGGTCTCCAGCACCTTCGCGACATGCGCGTCGTCCATCACGTTCTGGGTCTTGCCCGGCGTGAATTCCTTGCTGGCGTCGATGAACAGCACGTCGCGCCTTCCCATGTTCGCGCCACCTTCCTCGCGCGAGCGGTCGAAGATCAGGATGGCGACCGGGATTCCCGTGGTGGTGAACAGATTGGCGGGCAGGCCGACCACGGCGTCGAGCAGGTTCTCCTCGATCAGCTGCTGGCGGATGCGCCCCTCGGCCCCGCCCCGGAACAGCACGCCATGCGGCACGATCACCGCGACGCGGCCGGACTGGCGCTTGGCGATCTCGATCATGTGGGTGATGAAGGCGTAGTCGCCCTTGGATTTGGGCGGCACGCCGCGCCAGAAGCGCTTGTACTGGTCGCTGTCGGCGTCCTCCGCGCCCCACTTGTCGAGCGAGAACGGCGGATTGGCGAGCACCACGTCGAAGCGCATCAGGTGGTCGCCCTCGACCAGCGCCGGGCTGTTGAGCGTGTCGCACCACTCGATGCGGGCGGCGTCCTTGGCGTGCAGGAACATGTTCATGCGGGCCAGCGCCCAGGTCGCCCCGTTCACCTCCTGCCCGTAGAGCGCGAAATTCTCGGAGCCAACCTCTTGCGATGCCTGGATCAGCAGCGAGCCGGACCCGCAGGCGGGGTCGCAGATCGTGTTGCCGGGCTGGGGCGCCGCCAGTTTGGCGAGCAGGCGCGAGACGGCGGTGGGCGTGTAGAACTCGCCCGCCTTCTTTCCGGCGTCCGAGGCGAAGCGCGAGATCAGGTAGATGTAGCACTCGCCAATGATGTCCTCTGTCACCCGCGACGGGCGCAGGTCGAGCGCAGGCTTGGCGAAGTCCTCGAGGAGGTTCTTGAGACGGCGGTTGCGATCCTTCGGGCGGCCGAGGTTGGCCTCGGAGTTGAAGTCGATGTTGCGGAACACGCCCTCGAGCTTGGCCCGGTTCGCGTCCTCGATCTTCTCCAGCGCGATGTTGATCAGCTCGCCGATGTTGGCCTCGTTCCGCTGAGCGTAGAGATCGTAGAAGCTGGCGCCCTCGGGTAGGATGAAACGCTCGCGCTCGAGGCGCCTGCGAATGCGGGCCTCGTCGCCGCCGTACTGACTGCGGTAGGTCTCGACGTGGTCGTTCCAGAGGTCCGAAATGTACTTCAGGAACAACATCACGAGGATGTAGTCCTTATACTGGCCGGCATCGACGGCGCCCCGGAAGGTGTCGCAAGCCGCCCATGCGGTCTGGTTGATCTGCTGTTGGGTGATCTGGTCGGTCATCGAGCAATTTCCTTCTGGTCGGCAGCCTTGGCGGCATCGCCGAGAATGGCGCTTACGAGTGTTTCCCTGCGAGCGGCGAGTTGCCGAAGCAACTGCCCCTCCTGCCGTGCGAGGGCGCCGAGTTCGACGATACGTTTCTGCGTCTGCAGGTCGGGCACGGCTATCTCGAGGTCTTCGAGTGCCGCCATCGGGATCATCCTGAGGCTTGTGCCCTGCGCCTCCGCGCCGAGCTTGCGCTGCGCGTCGGGCTGGTTGATCGCCCACGCCAAGTATTCTGGAAGAACTCGCCGCCGGTCGGGTCGAACGATCACCAACGGGACGATGACCACGACAGGCTCTGGCAGCGGATCGGGAATGGCTGCTGCGGCGTTCGGCTCGCCACGCGAGCGGAAGACGACCTCGCCTCCGCGGACGAAGTATCGGTCGGACAGTTTGCCCAGATCATACCTCTGGAAGTCCGGGCCAGGCTCTTCGCCGTTCGTTCCGACGTCACGCAGCTGCAGCGCCGGCACACCACCCTCCGGCAGAGGATCGAGTCTGCCGCGCGCCGTGTAGCCGGAGTGAATGTCGGAGAGCTCGGCGAGCCGCATGAAAGAATCCTCTGTAAGTCAATTTACAGAGAAATAGGCGCTCACACCTCGCGAGTCAATCATTTAGACTGCAGTTTTCGCCCTACAGAGAAAAATGCATTGTCTGATGCTGCCATGTGAGCGGAAAGGGCTCCAGAACGCGCGCCAGCGTCACCTCCGGCCCTTGAGCCTCTTCCAGGATTGCCTCGACGATGTCGGGCGCGAGCAGGGTCAGGCGCAGGACGCGGGTCATGTATGAGGGCGCGATCTCTTCGCGTTCGGCCAACTCTGCGATGGTGGCGAACTCCCCTGATTCGAGCATCTTCTTCCATCGGAAGGCGCGCGCCAGCGCCTTGACCAGCGTGTTGTCGGTCCGCCGCGAGTGCGTGACGCCTTCCGGCAATTGCATTTCCTTCCGTCCGCCGCGCTTCATGACGCGGAAAGGGACGTGGAGCGTCACTGTGTCGGGGGTCGACACTCCGCGGCTCATGCTGCCTCTCCAACACCGCCGGCCAGCATTTCGCGCGCGAGTCCGCTGAGGCCATCAACCCGCAGCCGGACGTTCAACCCGTCTGTGCGCATGTCGACGCGCTCAACCAGCAATGTCACGATGCGTGCCTGCTCGGCGGGGAAGAGTTCGTCCCACAGCGGATCGAGCTGCAGCAGGGCAGAACGGGCGTCAGCCTCGGTGATGTCGTCGGCGTGAGCGCGCGCCGCCTTCCACGTGCCTGCCACGATCTCAGGCTGGCGGAACACGGCGCGCAGTTGGTCAATGACTGCGGCCTCTATCTCCCCTGCCGGCACGCGGCCGACCGGGCATGATCCGGCACCGTGCTTTAGCACCGTTTGGCTCACATAGTAGCGGTAGAGTCGGTCACCCTTGCGCGTGTGCGTCGGCGAGAAGGCCGCACCATCAGGGCCGAACAGCAGCCCCTTCAGCAGCGCTGGCGTTTCGGCGCGGGTCCGCATTGCCCGTTTGCGGGGGCTTTCCTGCAGGATTGCATGAACGCGGTCCCACGTCTCGCGGTCGATGATTGCTTTGTGCTCGCCGGGGTAGCTCTCACCCTTGTGCACCGCCTCGCCGATGTAGGAGCGGTTGTTCAGCAGCCGGTAGAGGTACTTCTTGTCGATCCGGTTGCCGCGGGGCGTGCGGATACCGCGCGCAGCGACCTCGCGCGCCAGTTCCGTTCCGGATCCAATCTCGAGGAAGCGGGCGAAGATCCAGCGGACGTATTCGGCGGCGCTGTCGTCGACCACCAGTTTCCGGTTCTCGACCCGGTAGCCATAGGGCGGAACCCCGCCCATCCACATGCCCTTCTTCCTGCTTGCGGCGACCTTGTCGCGGATGCGCTCGGCCGTCACCTCACGCTCGAACTGGGCGAAGGACAGCAGGATGTTCAGCGTCAGCCGACCCATCGACGTGGTCGTGTTGAAGCTCTGCGTGACGGAGACGAAGGTCACGCCGTTGCGGTCGAACACCTCGACAAGCTTGGCGAAGTCGGCCAGCGAGCGGCTGAGGCGGTCGATCTTGTACACGACCACCACGTCCACCAGGCCGTCGTCGATGTCGGCCATCAGCCGTTTCAGTCCGGGGCGCTCCAACGTGCCGCCGGAGATCCCCCCGTCGTCGTACTGATCGCGGACCAGCACCCAGCCCTCGGACCGCTGGCTGGCGATGTACGCCTCGCAGGCCTCCCGCTGGGCGTGGAGCGAGTTGAATTCCTGCTCCAGCCCTTCCTCGGAGGATTTCCGGGTGTAGACCGCACAGCGTAGCTTGCGGACGAACTTCGATTTCTCCGGCGGCTTGGTCATGTCCGCGCCCTCCGGCTGCGCAAGCCGAAGAAGACCCACCCGTTCCAGCGCGTGCCGGTGATGGCCCGCGCGATGGCCGAGAGCGACTTGTAGGGCCGACCCTGCCATTCGAAGCCGTCCGCGGTGACGGTGACGACGTGCTCGACGCCCTGCCACTCGCGGATCAGCCGCGTGCCGGTGATCGGGCGGTCACGGTCGAGGCGGACACTGCGCTTGGATCGGTCGCCGCCGTCCAGTTCCTCGCCCAGCCGTTCCAGACGCCGTATCGTTTCGGGCTTCAGCCCGCCATAGGCGAGTTCCTGGATGCGGTAGGCCAGGCGGGACTCGAGGTAGCGGCGGTTGAAGGGCGGCGGCTCGCTGTCGAACAACTCGCGCCACTGCTTCTTAAGGTCGGGCGTCGGCGTAGTCTTCAGCGCGGCCAGGCGCGCGGGGATGGGATCGGGCTTCGTCATGCGTTTCTCCGGTGAGTTGGAGTTGCATGACGGCATCGGTCGGCCGGAGAGTGTAGGCGAATTTCTCCAGTATCGTCAGAAGCCTCGCCGCGCTCGCGCAGCCGCAACCGGACCAGCCCGAGCGCCAGCAGGCCGCACAGTTCGCCGCGGCGCTCGGCGGGAGTCATCTGGTCGGGCGGCAGCGGGTTTGAACCCCGCTGTGGGTTTGTCGGCACGTTTCGCATGGGGGAAACGCTACCCGCCCACCCTCCGAAAACAATCAGATTCAAAGACTTATGGGAGTCCCGCGTAAACCTGCGCAGAGGATGGGAACCGGTGGAGCCTCAGTGACGTGTCGCCGGCGCGACCTGGGTATCGGTGTCGAGAACCAGCGCCGATCTCCAGAGCGGCGTCTTCATGAACACCGTCTCCTCGAAGCGATAGCCAGCCGTGCCGCGTCCCTGCTGTAGCAGCCCCGCCCAGCAGAGCGGGCGCAGCACCTGGATGTAGAGCTGGCCCATCACCTCGTCGTAGCGCGGCAACGGCCCCATCTCGGGTTCTCCGAAGAGCACGTGGCGAAGGTGGGCGCCGGTGGCGCCGTTCTCGGACTCGACGTTGAGCACGTTCAGGAAAACGTCCCAGTTGCCCAGGATCGGCGCGTCGTCGAACCGCGACATGCTGGCGTGGTTGATCCGGAACAGGAAGAACGGGACGACCGTGCCGAAAATCCGACCGGGATGGCCCGCCAGTGCCTGGCCAGCCTTGGTTGGCCGGAATTCGCCCTTGTAGTGCCGCCCGAGCTTCATCGCGATCATCAGGTCGTGCAGAACCATGAGCGGGGCGAAGTCCGGCTCGTTCAGGACCTTGTTGACCGCGAAGAGGTCCGCCTCTGTGTGGCCGGGCCAGTCGAACTCCGCCGCGGCCCAGTGCACGAACACCCGCTTGAACGCCTTGGACGGCGTCAGGGGGATGCCGCCGTGTTCGCCGATCCAGGCGAAGGTCTTCTCGACACCACGCACCAGCGGCGAGAACGCCAGCGCCGGATCGGAATCGTCCATCTCCCGAAGCGCGATCACCTCAGATCTCCCGCGCGAACCAACGGATGCGTCCGACGATGTGGATCTCGTCGGCCGTTCTTTCGTACTCCGGGTAGTGCTTGTTGTCGGAGATGACGCGCACCGCAGGCGGGTCGCTGTTCGGAATGTGCTCGAGCCGCTTGGCGACCAGCCCCATCCCGTCGTCCAGCACGAAGATGCCGGGCGGGTTGGGCGCTCGGCGGGTCATGTCGACCAGCACCGCGTCGCCGCTCAGGAGCGTCGGCGCCATGCTGTCGCCCTCGACATGCATGATGCGCAGCTGCGACGGGCTGGCCTTGAGCTTGTGGCGGATCCACGACTGGCGGAAGTGATAGACACGGCCGGGCGTGTCGCCGTCCTCGGTTACCACCGCGCCGCCGCCCATCGCGGGGCGCGGGGTGGCGTGCGCGATGGCCACGAAGGCATCGTCGGGATTGTCCACGAAGGGGGGCGTTCCCTCGACCTCGCCGATACCGTGGATCAGCCAGTCGCGGTCCACCTTCAGCACTCGGGCGACCTCGGCCAGCCGGTCGATGCCGGGGCGGGCTGAACGGCCACGGAGGATGTCGTAGACGAAGGACCGGTTCACGCCGGCCATCTCGGCGACGTGGGCGGGACTGATGCCGAGCTGGTTGGCCCGGGCTCTGAGGCGGTCGGAAAGCGTGTGGTGCTCGGTCATGTCATCCCCACCCATCTGTGGATGAAATAGGATAAAATCGGATTGATCGGGGCCCGTCAAGCGAATAAGAACAGAAGGTAAACATCTTACACGGGAATCGGTGCGGAGGGCAGTGAATGCACATCGATAAATCGTACTTCACGCTCCCCGAGATCCTCGAGCGGTGGCATATCACGGAAGCGGACCTGATCTACCTCGCGGAAAACGACAAGCTCCGGCTGTCGGTTCGCGTGTTCGGCGTGCCCATGGAGTTCGGCGACTACGAGGAAGGTGCGGACGGCGAACCCTGCCGGGTGCCGTGGGAACAGAACTACTACAGCGGCCTGCTCGATCTCCATGCCCGTGATGTGTTCCAGCTTTTCCGGTGCGGTGAGGTTCATCTCGCGAGTTTTCGGACGCAGAGGGCCGACTACGCGGAGACATGGGGCGGTGCGCAGCCCGTCCTCGTCATGATCGGCGACCTCCTTCTAAGGCGCGATGAACGCGACCGTTTCGAGGTCGAGACCGGGTTCTCGCCGGGCGGCCAGCCGATGGAAGAGGCCACCTTCATCCACTCGGCCGACTATCTCGAGGTCCGCTGCAACGGCTGCCGGTTCAAGCTGGGCCCGATCCAGGCGGAGGTGGTGCGCGCGCTGCATGAGGCAGCGCAGGCCGGTGCCCCCTGGCAGAACGGCAAGGCGATCCTGTCGCGCGCCGGCTCGAAGAGCCTGCGCATGGCCGACGTCTTCAAGTCGCAGAAGGACTGGCGGCACCTGATCCGCTCCGACCGGCGCGGCGGATACCGTCTGAATCTCGACTGAGCGATCCCCATCCGCCGGGTCCCTGTGGGATCGGGAGGGGGATGGGTGAGGGATGGTGGGGGATGACGGCGCCCCGCCGGCCGCTAAACGCCAGTCCTGCAAGGACCGACTGATCCCCCTCCGTATCCCCCGCCAGTCCCCACGACATCCCACACCGTAATTGCGCACTGTCTCCTCAACGACGACACGAGAGGAGACACCGATGCTGCAGAGGCATTGCCTGAACCAGAAGGAGCTGGCCCGGCGCTGGGGGATCTCCCACCGGACGCTGGAACGCTGGCGCTACAGCGGCCAGGGACCGGCCTTCCTCAAGCTCGGCGGGCGCGTGCTCTACCGGCTCGCCGACATCGAGGCCTTCGAGCAGAGCCAGCTTCAGCTTGCGCTGAAGATCAGCGAGGCCGTCGCGCGCGTCGGTCACACGCCCCGCCGTCTGACCGCGGACCCGGTGCGGGACACCGGTCATGGTGCCACGCACCAGCGGACTGCGCGGCTGTGCTGATGGTCGCCGCAACCCCAATCGGCGCCCGCGTAGCGAGGCCGCGGCTCACTGATGTCGAGCTCTACGCCTGGATCGCACAGGCCGAGGCTGGCGCGCGGCTCGAGTACCACTGCGGCTTTCTCGGGATCGATGTCACGCCGGTGATTTCGACCTTACCCGAGCCCGAGCGCCGTCAGCTTGCCGATCTCGGTCAGGCCGCGCTCGGCGCTTTCGAGAAGGGCCTCGTCCACCTCGTGCAGGAGCGCGTGGGTCCCGACCGCTTCGCCTACATCGCCGTCGCCCGGCCCAGGCCGAAGGCCGCCAACACCTCGCTCTCGGCGCTGCTCCTCGAAGAGCGGGCCGCGTGATGGCCCTGCCATTCCCTTCTAACGGAGACCCCACCATGCCGCACCCCGACAACGCCCCCCGCCTCATTGATCTCGAACGTCTCGCCCTCGGCGACATCGCGGCGCTGCCGCCCGAGATGCTGCTGGATCTGCAGACGACGGCGCTCGCCGAGACCGCCCGCGTGAAGCGGCTGCGGGACCGGCTCGAGGCCGGCATCGCGCAGCGCTATGAGGCCGCCGCCGCGGCCGAGCGAACCGCTCAGGGCAAGACCAGCGGCACCGTGCGCGTCGAGGACGAGGGCGTCGTGATCGTCGCGGACCTGCCGAAGAAGGTTTCCTGGGATCAGGACCGGCTTGCCGCCATGGCCGAGCGCATCCGCGCCGCGGGCGACGATCCCACCGAGTATCTCGAGATCGCCTATCGCGTTCCCGAGCGGCGCTACGGCGCCTGGCCCGCGGCGATGCGCGAGGGCTTCGCGGACGCGCGCAGCGAGACCACCGGCAAACCCGTCTTCCGGCTCGAGGCTCGAGACCGGTGACGCGCGGCGGCGGGACGCCCGGTCGGCAACGCCGGGCAGGTTCCCCTTCGGCACCCGGTCACCCCCGCCGCCGCGCCCCCTGAATTCACACCCCGGAGAACCCCATGGCCTTCCGCATCATCACCGCCGACGAACGGCTCTCGGCCGCCGAGAACAAGACGTCCCTCGCCATCTTCGGTCCGCCCGGCGTCGGCAAGACAACGCTCCTGAAGACGCTGCCTGCCGAGGAGACGGTGTGCCTCGATCTCGAAGCGGGCATGAAATCGGTGCAGGACTGGCGCGGGGACTCGATCCCGGTACGCAGCTTCACCGATTTCCGCGACCTCGCCGTGTTGATCGGCGGCCACGATCCGGCCCAGCATCCGAAGTCCTGGTACGGCGCCGAGTATCACGCCTGGCTGCAGCAGCAGTATCTCGGCACGGGCATCGAGGACTTCCTCGCCCGCAAGCGGATCGTCTTCGTCGACTCGATCACCGACCTGACGCGTCAGGCCATGGCCTATGCCCGCCAGCAGCCGGAGGCCTTTTCCGAGCGGACCGGGAAGCCCGATGTCCGTGGCGCCTACGGGCTGCTCGGCCGCGAGGTGATCCAGGCGCTGAAGCATCTGCAGCACGCCCGCGGCAAGACGGTGATCTTCGTCGGCGTGCTCGAGAAGGTCACCGACGAGTTCGGCGCGACGACATGGCAGCCGCAGATGGAGGGCACGAAGGCCGGGCGCGAGTTACCGGGGATCGTCGATCAGGTGGTCTCGATGCAACTCTTCGGCCGCGACGCCAAGGGCGACTGGACCCTCGACGATACCTCCGCCGAGCGCCGCCTCGTCTGCCGCTCCGGCAACCCCTGGGGCCTTCCCGCCAAGGACCGCTCCGGCCGGCTCGATACGACCGAGCCGCCAGATCTCGGCGCGCTGATCGCGAAGATCGACGGCTGCGCCCCCGCTCATCCCACCAACCCTTCCTGATCCAGACGCAAAGGACAGACCCATGAGCTACGATCTCAACGATGCCCAGCCGCAGATGGCCCCCATCGGCGAGCTGATCCCCGACGGCACCTTCGCCAAGGTCCGCCTGACCGTGCGCCCCGGCGGCGTCGACGGCGCCACCCTGATGGACGCGAAGCTCCTGAAAGCCTCGCAGTCGAGCGACGCGAAGATGCTGGACTGCGAGTTCACCATCCTCGAGGGGCCCCATGCCCGCCGGAAGTTCTGGCAGAGCTTCACCGTCGCGGGCGGCAAGGTCGACGAGAAGGGTCAGTCGATCGGCTGGAAGATCTCGAAATCCACCTTTCGGGCGATGGTCGACAGCGCTCTCGGGCTCGATCCCAGGGACGAGAGCCCCGATGCCAAGGCCAAGCGGGTGCTGCCCGGGCTCAAGCATCTCGACGGCATCGTCTTCGCCGGGCGGATCATGGTGGAGCCCGCCTCCAACCCCCAGTACCGCGACCAGAACCGGATCGCGAACGTCGTTCTGCCCGACGAGCCGCAGCACGCACCGATCATGCGTGGCGAAACCGTGCCCCCGGAGCCCGTCAATGCGCCGCCACGGAAAACCACGAGCGCGCCGGCGCCGGGCTGGCAGGCGCCCACGCCGGCATGGGGTGCGCAACCGCAAGCCCCGGCGGCGGCTCCGACCTGGGGCGCACAGGCGCCCGCGCCGCATCCCACGCAGCAGTCGCCCGCCCAGCAATCGCCCGCATCTCCGCCGTCCGCGCCGGGCGGAGCGCCGGCGACCGGCATGCCCGCCTGGCTCAATGGCTGAGGCGCGGTCGGCAGCACGGCGGCGGAGGTCAAACCGGCCTTCACCGCCGCCCGAGGTCCGGCGCGATCCTGCCGGGCCGATGACCCCGGATGAATGGCAGGCGCATGTGACGCGCGAGGCCGCGCTGGAGATCGGACGATGGCTCGAGGCCCGAGGAAGACTGCACGCCCCCATCGCAAGCCTCGGCCTCGGCGACCTCGAAGCCATGGCCAGCAACGCGATCTCGCGCTGGATCGTGCTGCATTCCGAAAAGCTCCAGAGGGCGGGCTGGCCGCCCGAGGACCCGATCGGGAACTTCTTGCTGGGGTAGCGCTCTGCGCTGTCTGCGCCCGCGAGGCGCGCGGCTTCGGCTACTGCCACGGCCTCCGCTGGGATCGCCACCCCTACCACCGCTTCTGCTCGCGCCGCTGTCAGGACGTGGGCAGCGCCATCGCCCAAAGGAACAACGGCATGATCGACAAGACCGCGCGCGAGGCCCGTGCGATCCGCGATGCGCGGACGCTCTTCGCCGCAGCGCTCACCGACCTCGGGCTCATGGAGCCCTTCTTTCACCGCAGCGCCGAGGACATCGACCGCCTGATCGAGGCGGCGGTCACCGGCTACATCGACAGCATGCAGGACCAGGCCGCGCGCAAGGAGCGCACCGGCACGGTCCTCGACGACCCGATCCCATTTTAGGAGCGCGGCGATGATCGACCTGAACGACGAAACCGTGTCCTGCAACTGGAAGCACCTGCTCGATGCGGCCACCGAGAACGCCGTCACCGACTTCGAGATCGAGTTCTGCGACAGCCTCCGCGAGAAGCTCGCGCGGTTCGGCGACAGCGCCCGGCTCACGGACGCGCAGTTCCACAAGCTGACCTGCATCGCGCAGGCCGGCGGGTTCTGGGAGCGCGAGCGATGATCGACCTGAACCATGGCTCGGGCTGCCTCTACGGCGCCGGCGCGCCGCGCCCGCCCATCGCGCAAGCCGTCTCCGCCGCCATCGACACGGCGCTGTCCGCGCGCAACCGCGCGGAGCGTCCGCGCACCTATGTCAGTTCCTCAGGTCTCGGCCGCGACTGCCTGCGCCAGATCCAGTACGACTTCCTCGCGGTCCCGAAGGACGAAGGCCAGGAGTTCGCGCCGCGCACGCTGCGCATCTTCGAGGCGGGCCACCGGGCCGAGGACATCGTCGCGGGCTGGTTCCGGATCGCCGGGTTCGACCTGCGCACCGAGCGCCCCGATGGTCGCCAATTCGGGTTTGAGGCCCTCGGCGGGCGCTTCAAGGGCCATATCGACGGCTGCCTCGTCTCGGGCCCCGTCGCGATGGTCTATCCCGCGCTCTGGGAGAACAAGGCGCTCGGCGCTGCCAGCTGGAAGGACGTGGTCAAGCGCGGCGTCAGCCTGGCGCGGCCGGTCTATGCCGCCCAGATCGCGCTCTACCAGGCCTACATGGACCTGCCGGCCCCGGCGCTCTTCACAGCGCTGAACCGGGACACGATGGAGCTGCATGCCGAGCTCGTGCCCTTCGATGCGCATCTCGCGCAGGAGATGTCGGATCGCGCCGTCGCGGTGGTGCGGGCCTCCGAGGCCGGGGAATGGCTGCCGCGCGCCGCCGCAGAGCCCATCGCAGTCCTCTGCCGCGGCGGCACGGCGGCCGGCAAGTGGCACGCGCCCTGTGCTTGGGCGGGTCGGTGCTGGGGTGAGCGGTCATGATCCCTGATGCCTACGAGCTCAAGAGGATCGTGCGCGCGCATCGCGAGCGATTCTGGTGCTCCGACCTTCTCGGAGCGGCGGAGTTCGCGCCGATCTATTTCTTCGACGATCAGGCCGCGTTCGATGGCGATATCGTCGACCGCGCGATGACCCGGGTCTTTACCGGTCCGCTTCGGCTGCCGCACCCGTCCGTGATCTTCGAGGTGCGCGAGCAGCGCGCGTCTCCCTCGGGCCTGATCGTCTGCGCTCGCGCCGAAGGCGACATCGTCGAGGCCACGTTCCTCATGCGCAAGCGGGCGCCGCGCGGCTGGACGGATTGCCTGGTGCGGGTCTGGATGCATCCGGACGGCAAGGCGGAGATCGAGGGCAACCCGGCCGAGCGACACGACGAGACGGTCCGCGGTCACGGCGAAGTCGCCGCCGGCATCGTCTGGCGCGCGCTGACCATCCTCGGC